CCCTGCATCCGCAGGGCCTCGCTCGGTATCAAGGTATCCAATCCTTGTACCAAGTTGCATAGTGCACTCCTGTCGCTAAGAGGATCTACCTCAGTGGTTGCTCGTTCCCGTAAACTTGACACCCTGATTGTTCAAGGTGGTTCGTATACGCGCACCTTCACTAATGGCCTTCCACCTACAAAGGTGAATGGTTATAGTGGGGTGGTAAGGAACGAGCTGTGCCTCGACTCAACGACTCCATATCCACATAGTATACCGAACAACCTAACGATCAATAAGATCACTACTGATCCATTGATCCTTAATGGTTCGTATCGTGTTACCTCAGTGGTCAGTGAGGCCTTGAGCAACTATGTACCCGCTTCGCGGGCTAGCATAGATTATGCTCCAAGTGCTCTTAACCTGAGTTGGAGTCAGCTTCAGACAAAAGCTTTAGCTAACCTTAATCCGTACAAACCAGATGTAGATCTTCCGGTCTTCCTCTTTGAATTGAGGGAGTTACCTAAGATGATTTACGATCTGGGGCGGGTACTCCGTAGGGACTTGCGTCCCTCCGATGTACCAGGAGGTCAGTTAGCTTGGCAGTTTGGCTGGGCACCTCTAATATCCGATGCAAAGAAGCTCTTCAAACTATCGAAGAGCATCGATGATCGCTTACGGTATTTCCGTAAGTTAGAGGATGAGTCCTGGATTTCGAGGTCACTAGGTGATCAAGAAGTCCGAGACGTAGTGTTACCAACGCGGTACCGTATCTCTGGTTATGTAGATGATAAGGAGCAATACCTTATCGATGCATCCCAGAGAATAACGGAGAGACAACGCATATGGTTCAAGGCGCGAGCCAAGATCCGTACCGATGTCTCTAAACCGCAATGGCACGCAGATCGGTGGGAGGCAGCTATTGCTGTCCTCGGGCTTAAGCTTTCAGCTGCTACTCTATGGCAAGCATTGCCATGGAGTTGGCTTATCGACTACTTTGTGAACATTGGTGATATATTGGACGCCAACAGAGGCTCTATGCCTCTTCAGGTTACCAATATGTCTATCATGTGCACTCAGACAGTCGAAAATACGCTGAATGACATTAAGCTCCACTCAAATGTTACTATGAGTGGAGGTACTCTTAGAAGAGTACTCAAACACCGCTACGTGACGGCCAACCCGACACCAAAGCTTGCCTTTGCACCCTTCCTTACAGGAGGGCACATTGGGACTTTGGAGTCATTAGCGACATCTCGCAGCCTCAAAGCTGCGAAGCTGTAGGTGTAAACTTACAGTCCCACCGTGAGGTGGTAACACCCTTAGATGGAAAGAAAAAGACTGCCATGATTGGTGAAAGCATCGCGATTACGTACAACGGTGTGTCAAAGACACTCCCGCGACTTAATCAAGACAATTTCGGGGCTACGTACTTCCTTGAAGATGGACAGCTGCGATACAATCTTAATGTAAAGCATACTATCCCTCAGAAAGGAAAACCTGGTGAGTCCCATCTTGTCCGACTTGACGTCGAACACTATGATGCAGTGGGGGTTCTCCTTAGAACCGCCAGTGCATGGACCGTTATCCGTACGGATAACGGTATCCAGGACAAAACCAGCTCTGATCGAGCCACCTCTGCTTTGCAGAGCTTCCTTACAGCGGCAAATATCACTAAGATTATTGGCCGTGAGTCCTAATAACCAACCCCCTTTGGGGACGGTTTCAGGAGGTAAGGGATGGAACAACTTGTTCCGTGTCTGAGTTTCCTTTGTGACTATATACCCTCTTGGGTAGATGAGCCACTAAGGTCACTGATCAGATTGGGGTATGCGGGCTGGGTCTGGATGGCCTAAAAGGCTTCATCCGGATTCGGCGGACCGCATACGTCAGCCCGAACGTCTAGATGCGTTCATGTTGGTCATGGTTACCTTCTTTCATAGGAGCTAGCCATTGAAGACTAACGCTATGGCAGGTCTTAAACCCGTTGCTGCGGTCCTTAAGGACTTAGCAGCGTGGGACTCTGACCTGCTTCCATCGCTTGAACGCGATTTCATATCGCTATCAAGACTCGTCGAGACCAGAGGGTTGCCGATCTTAATGATCGATCTCCCTGAGGCGGGCAAGGTCTATGACCAAGCCCTCTCATCTGGTATCTTCATTTGGTCTAATCTCCCGAAGACATTTGGGAGCTTAGGTTCAAAGAAGGGTATCCTTTTTGAACAGTTGTTCTTGAGGACCTTCGACGAGGACGGGGTACTCCGTAAGAACCCTGACGTTAACCATATCTACTTCACACGGCAGATTTTATATCTGGCGAAGAAGGTAAGATACGACTGCCCTGAACAGGCGGTCGCGGCTGAAGTCGAGGTTTTTAAGAAGATTGATGAAGGACTTCGCACCCCCACTCTTGAGTGGGACTGCGACGATTTCGATATCGATAAGGTCCTTCATATCAGCTTCTTAGACGGTTATCGGTCCTTTCCAGACATGTTTTCGCATCGCGATGCATGCCCAAAACCCCTCTTGGGGTACTTGGAAGATGTATGCGATAGGCTCATGAGCCTATTGCCAGCCATCAACTTGAAGGAGATCGAACCCCGTCATGGACCTGGTTCTGTGGCTGATGCTGGAAGGGGAGAGGATAAGTACCTCTTCCCAACTTGGCCAAGGAAACTTGACCGGACCTTCCCATTTGAGTACTTTGCTCAGCATAGGGAGGATCTGCATCTTGAGCAGCAATTGTCTCATTCCCTTAATGAACCTCCGGCCCGCTTACTGGCGGTGCCGAAGACATTAAAGGGACCGAGGTTGATTGCCTCTGAGCCTGTCTCTCATCAGTGGCTCCAAGGAGGGCTGATGAGGTGGATTAGGAAGAATCTTCCTTTTCCACTGCGTCTCTGTATTGATTTCCGTAGTCAGGAGCCTTCGAGAAAGTCAGCTTTGCTGGCCTCTCTTGAAGGTACATCAGCTACTGTGGACTTGTCCTCAGCATCTGATCGTTTATCCTGCTGGGTAATCGAACGGGTCTTCCGGAAACATCCGGATTTCCTGCTTGCTCTGCATGCAGCCCGCACGCGCTGGTTGGTTAATTCCACCGGTGTAGGCGAGCCCTTCTTTATTAAGTTAAAGAAGTTTGCAGCACAAGGAGCCGCAACGACATTTCCTGTGCAGTCGATAGTCTACGCATGCGTAGCTATTGCTGCCATTCTCTATGAGAATGGTGGAGCAGTTTCTAATCGGTCGATTAGAAACGCTGCCAGGCGAACCAGAGTCTTTGGGGACGACATTATATTGCCGTCCTATGCAGTCCAGAGCCTAACTCTTCTTTTGACTCATCTCGAGTTGAAAGTTAATATGGGTAAAACCCATACGAAGGGTCACTTCCGTGAATCTTGCGGAATGGATGCGTACTTAGGTAACGTTGTTACCCCTGTATACATCCGTGACCTGGAGTTAGGAGCCACAGCCGAGAG